AGTAGATTATAGAGACTCCCAACCAAAGTTGGTGTGTTATTATGTTGGTAAACCAAGTGAACACTTGGAACTCAAGTCAAATCCTGAATATCAATTCAAGACTGACTCTTTTCAATTTGATTGTGGTGGTGACCAACCATTGGTAGATAATCTACAAAATAAGACCAATTGGGGACAATCAAATAAGGTTGTTGCGTTCAATGTGGATTTCGGTACTAGGAATCAAGGGGTTTTCTATAGTATTCAGTTGGACCAAAACTCAGCTGCCGCCACAAGTGAATCAAACAGGGTTGTTACTGACATAGCCCTACAAGCGGGAGGTAGAAATGCGATGAGTTCAAGTGTAGGATTATTTAATTTTTATAAAACACGAAGTTATGAATGTAGAGTTGAATCTATGGGGAATGTCATGATTCAACCAACGATGTATTTCAATCTACAACATGTCCCTATGTTCTATGGACCATATATGATTCAATCGGTAGAACACGTAATCGATTCGGGTAATTTCAGAACATACTTCTCAGGAATTAGAATGCCGGTATACTCAATACCTTTAATTACCCAACAACTTGTAAGTCTAAATAAGAATTTGTTATCTCAATTGGTACAACAGATTTCGAGGTTGAAAGAAACCACGGTAGTTAACCCTTCGAAGAATATTATTGCGGTAGGTAATTCAATACAGAATAACAGTGAGTTTACCGCGGCTAATCCTGCTCAATGTGCTAACGATATTGCTGTGGCTAACCAAAGGTATAGAAATTTTGTGGGGATTGATAGTCCAACATTACGTTCGATTGCTTACAACGATTTCGCAACAATTATTAAAAATAATGTTGCCGACAGAGTTGCCCGTGGTATGGTATTCTTCAATGCCTACGTTAATGGACATGATGACACCAAAATATACGCCTACGATTATGATTTGGGAGGAACACCTCTTGGAGGAACAATTTACCAAAACATAAGTTACGCTCAGAGAGGAGAGATTTATTTAAGACGAGAGTATTCATGTCGTTCTAATCAGGGGGTAACAGCACCTTATGCGACTTTTGACAGTTTTCAAAAATCTGTAGAGTTCATTGAATCCTATTATTTGAATAAGTCAGGTCCACAAAATAAATCTATCGTTTATTCTAATCCAAGTTACAAATGGAATAATAAATCTGATTATGCAATCAGTTTAGTTCAAGTGTGGTTGGAATGGTGGCCAACAAAACGTTGGAATACAGAAGCGGAAAAAGAAAAATGGATTAAGGCCAATCAAAAGAATTTCAATGAATTGGTGAAAGCAGCTGACGAAGTCACCGAGAAAGCAATCAGTTTAGGTCTTATTTCGTTTTAATTGATATTTATAGAGAAAAAAGTATGAATCTAAAGCAACATCTTGACAATTATCTTGGAACTAATTCAAGATATAGTGAAAAAACCACAGGTAATGGATACACGGAAGTTTGTGACTTGAACACTGGTGATTGTTACACAGTTAGAGACCGTGATGGTCTTATCGAAAGAGTTGATAACACGATGAGAACCAATAAAAGAGTCCAAGTTGAAACACCACAAGGAGTGAAACAATTATTAAATGGTTAAACAATGAACACTGTAGACAAAAAAATATTAGAACAACTTAAGAGACACAACTCGATTAACAAGTATATCACAGAACAAGGGGTACCCGAAGCGTTACCACCTGGAACTGAAGCACCTGCTGAGTTAGGTGCGGAAACCGCTACTCCTCCAGCACCTGAAGTTGACCCTACTTTGGCCGAACCTCAGGCAGAACCTGAAGTTATTGATGTTACCAAGGACGATGACGTGGAAAAAATTGATGATTCTGGTTCATCTACAGAAACCGAAGAAGGTTCAGAGGAACTTGATATTACTGATTTAGTAAATTCACAAAAAAACATGGAGTCAAAACAAAATGAGTATTTTGACATGATGTTCAAGCAACTTGAAGGTCTACAGGGTAAGTTAGCTGAGATGGAAGGTTTGGTTTCACAATTGAATTCTATTGAAGAAAAAATTGAAAAATACCGACCTAAAACAGCTCAAGAGAAACTTGAATTAAGAACTTTGGATAGTGGACCATACCACCAAAAACTTTCAGATTTTTTCCAAGACAAGCAACAAGATATGGAAAAACAAGGTAAGAACGAATACGTTCTCACCTCAGACGAAGTTGAGCAAATCGTACCAAGTGAAATTAAAAAAACATTTGACCAGTACGGTGCTGAACCAACCGGTACATCTTTCAGATAAGCTTGAAAAGGTTGAGTTATTAACTATAATATAAGGGTCACGTTGTGACCCTTTTTTTTGGCGACTGATTTGACGAAACAATAAACTTGGCGTATATTTTTTATGTCCTAACAAACTAATTTTAATTTAACATGAGTAATGCACTTGACGCAGTACTGGCTCAGTACGAAAAGAACTCACAAGGTTCAAGTGACAGCAATCGTATGTCACAAGAAGAAAGAATGAAGAAATATTTTGCTTGTATTCTACCGCAAGGTCAATCACAAGGTCAACGTAGAGTACGTATTCTTCCAACAAAAGATGGTTCTTCACCTTTTGTTGAAGTTTATTACCACGAACTTCAAGTAGGTGGTAAATGGCAAAAGTTCTATGACCCGGGAAAGAACGACAACGAACGTTCTCCTTTGAATGAGGTTCACGAAGAACTTATGGCTACAGGAAAAGAATCCGATAAAGAACTTGCTCGTCAATACAAATCACGTAAATTCTACATCGCAAAAGTTGTAGACCGTGATGCGGAAGACGAAGGTGTAAAGTTTTGGAGATTCAAACACAATTACAAGAACGAAGGTATCTTGGATAAAATTATCCCCATTTGGAGACAAAAAGGTGATATCACCGACCCTGAAAAAGGACGTGACCTTATCATTCAGCTTGTAAAACAGAAGACTCCTGGTGGTAAAGATTACACATCAATTCAGACCATTATGCACGATGACCCATCAATTCTTCAGGAAGATGCTGAAGTTATGAAGTCATGGTTGGCAGATGAACTCACTTGGCAAGATGTGTATTCCAAAAAACCTGTTGAGTATCTTGAGGCAATCGCTCGTGGTGAAGAGCCACGTTGGGATAGTGAAACAGGTAAGTATGTTTACGGAGATGAAGCTATCATGTCTATGGGTGGTGGAAAGTCATCTGGTGTGGCAGACCCTCAAGCAGGAGCTGACCCTGACGAAGATTTACCGTTCTAATTAACAAGGGTGCAGGCGGTGTCTGCACCCTTTAATATTTTTTAATATGGCACTAAAGAAAAACGATTTCAGTTCAATCAAGAAGAAGTACTCTACTTCTGCAAAATACAAACCCCAAAGATTCTTTGACTTGGGTTCCGACTTTTTGGATGCTGTGGGACTACCTGGTCCCGCAATTGGTCATTTGAATATGTTCTTGGGACACTCAGATACAGGTAAGACCACTGCGTTGGTTAAAACTGCGGTCTCGGCTCAGAAACAAGGTATTCTCCCTGTATTCATTATCACCGAACAAAAGTGGAGTTTCGAACACGCGAAACTTATGGGTTTTGAGTGTGAAGAAGTTGTTGACCAACAGACTGGTGAATTGGAATGGGATGGATTTTTCATTTTCAATAATAATTTCGACTACATTGAACAAATTACTGACTACATCAATAGTTTGTTGGACGCTCAAGAAAAGGGTGAACTTGATTATGATTTACTGTTTCTTTGGGATTCAGTTGGTTCTGTTCCTTGTAAGATGACTTACGATGGAAAGGGCGGTAAACAACACAATGCATCTGTGTTAGCAGATAAGATTGGTATGGGTATTAACCAACGTATTTCAGGTTCAAGAAAGGCTGATACCAAATTTGAAAACAGTTTGGTTATTGTCAATCAACCATGGGTTGAACTTCCCGATAATCCTTTCGGTCAACCCAAGATTAAAGCTAAAGGTGGTGAGGCCATTTGGTTAAACTCATCTTTGGTATTTTTGTTTGGTAATCAAAAAGGTGCTGGTACCACCAAGATTACAGCAACCAAGGATAAGCGAACTGTTAAGTTTGCAACTCGTACCAAAGTTTCCGTATTGAAAAATCACATCAATGGATTGGGTTACGAAGACGGAAAAATCATTGTCACCCCACATGGTTTCTTGGCCGGTAAAGAGGCTGCTGAAGAAAAGGCATCCATCGAATCCTACAAGAAAGACCATGCCGATTATTGGAAAACTATAATTGGTTCAGATGGTGATTTTGCGTTGTCAGAGGAAAAGGAAAGTGAAAATCTATAAACATCTTTTTAGTGAGGACTCTTTTAGTAGATGGTGATAACCTATTCAAAATCGGATTTCATGGAGTCAGAGAATTCTATGTCGATGGTGAACATATTGGAGGAGTCTTCCACTTTGTCAACACCCTTAGAAAACAAGTGGATGAGTACGACTACGACAAAGTCGTTGTCTTTTGGGACGGTATCGGTAACTCATCCGTCAGACGTGAAATATATCCTAAGTACAAACTGAATCGTCGTCAGACGATGAATGAATACCAACACGAGTCCTACAGATACCAAAAGGAACGTGTTAAACAGTATTTGGAGGAATGTTTCATTAGACAAATTAGAGTTGATAACAACGAAGCTGACGACCTTATTGCCTACTACTGTTTAATCGGTACTGATGAACAAAAGGTAATATTGTCTGCAGACCAAGATTTAATCCAACTCGTAAGTCCCACAACATCTATTTATTCACCAATTAAGAAGTTCTTCATTAGAAATGGGGAAAAAATTAATATGTTAGGACAACAAATCCCACATGAAAATGTAAGAACAATTAAGGTGATTATGGGTGACAAAAGCGATAATATTGATGGTATTTCTTTGATGGGTGACAAAACCTTTCTAAAATTTTTTCCTGAGGTAGTTGACAGAGTTGTCAATGTATCGGATATTTTGGAGAGAGGACAACAACTTTTAGAAGAACACAAATCAAACAAAGCCCTTATGAATCTTACTAAAGGAATCACTAAAGACGGTGAGTTGGGTTTGGAGTTCTTCGAAAGAAACAAAAAGATTGTTGACCTGTTGAACCCTTTGATTTCAGATGAGGGTAAAGAAATGGTCGAACTTTATTATCGTGAAACATTGGACCCCGAAGGGAGGGGGTCAAAGAACCTTATCAGAATGATGACAGAGGATGGGTTTTTTAAGTACCTTCCAAAGGATGATGAAGCGTTTGTGAACTTTGTTAAACCTTTCACCAAACTCACAAGAAAAGAAAAAAGAAAATTCAATCAAGAAAACAATTAATTAAAATTTTATGAAAGAACAAGATATTGTAAAAATGGAGTTTTTGATTACGTTGAACAACAACATCGTAATCCAAAGATACTTCAATGTCCGAGGTTATAACCCAACCGCTCGAGCGTCTATGGACCTACATGAGTATGTCAAAGATTTTGTTGACAGTTTTGAAAGTACCCAAAAGATGCGCACCGTAATGTACATGATGGATAATCAGTACGAAATTTTGGAGGATGCGTCTATTTTGGAAACTAATAATACCGATGGACCTGAAGTATTTCATTTTTACGTAAAAATTGGGGAGCAGACAATTTGTCATAGAATCCTTGATGCAAAAATTTTCCCACCTAAAATAAGATACACCGTAGACATCCGCCAGCAAGCAAAAACTGTGCTTCGCGACCTAACTGACATATTTTCAGATGAAAATTTTACTACAAGTTACCTGAATTATCAACTCGCTTGAGGTATTTATAACTTACAGAAAAGGGAAAAAATAAATTATGTCAAATAGGAATTTCGAATACTTAGGAAATACATTTCAACTACAATTACTAAATCAAATAATACTGGACAAGGACTTTGCTCATTCCATCATTGACGTAATTGAACCTTCTCATTTTGAGAACAAATACTTCAAAACTTTGTTGCAGTTAACTAAGGAATATTATTCTAAGTATGACTGCACACCATCGTTTGAAACTCTCGGACAGGTAGTAAAGAGTGAGTTCCCACAAGAACTCATGTTAAAAATACTCAACGATACAATCAAACAAATTCAAGACTCCTCGATTGAAGGTGCAAGTTTTGTTCAAGAAAAGGCTCTCAAGTTTTGTAAACAACAAGAGCTTCAAAAGGCCATTGTCAAATCCCAAAAAATTCTTGATAATGGTGAGTTTGAGAACTACGAAAAACTTGAAGAACTATTCAGAGCCGCAATCCAAATCGGTGAAAATGGTAATAAAATCGAGGACGTATTCAATAATCTTGATGATGTCCTTAATGAAGATTTTAGACACCCAATTCCTATGGGAATTAGTGGTATTGACAAGTTATTGAAAGGTGGGCTTGCTAAAGGAGAGTTAGGTGTAATATTAGCACCAACAGGTGTGGGTAAAACAACTATTCTATCCAAAATTGCTAACAGTGCATTCAACAACGGATATAACGTATTACAATTATTCTTTGAGGACAATCCAAAAGTAATCCAAAGAAAACACTTTACGATGTGGACAGGAATCGCTCCCGATGAACTACCAAGTCACCGTGAAGAAGTTTTGGAAAAGGCACGTCAAGTCAAAGAGGAAATGACAAACAAGTTGTTTCTCAAAAAGTTACCATCAGACCAATTTACCATGAATCAAATTAAAAATATGATTCGTAAAATGATTGCCGATGGACATCGAATTGATATGATAGTTTTGGACTACATCGATTGTATTGTTCCTGACAGAAACTTGGGTGACGAGTGGAAAAGTGAAGGTTCGGTCATGCGTGGATACGAAGCACTGTGTCATGAATTAGGAGTTGTAGGTTGGACTGCAACACAGGGTAACAGAAGCTCTATATCTTCTGAGGTTGTTACCACCGACCAGATGGGTGGTTCTATCAAAAAAGCACAAGTAGGTCACGTTATCATTTCTGTGGCAAAAACATTACAACAAAAAGAAATGAATTTAGCAACTATCGCAATTACCAAATCACGTGTTGGTAAGGACGGAGTTATCTTTGAAAACTGTAAGTTCAACAACGAGTTGTTGGATATTGATACGGAAAGCTCTGTAACTTTCTTAGGATTTGAAGAAAAGAAAGAGGAGAAAAACAGAGACCGAATCAAAGAACTTATGGAAAAAAGAAAACAAAGAGAACATACAAATTAAATTTTATAAAGAATATGGAAAAGATTTTGCAAGAAAATCCCGGACGTTTCGTGTTGTTCCCTATACAACATCATGACTTGTGGAAATTATATAAACAAGCTGAAGCATGTATTTGGACTGCGGAAGAAATCGATTTGTCTCAAGACTTAATCGATTGGGAAAAATTAAATGAGGGTGAAAAACACTTCGTTAAACACGTGTTAGCGTTCTTCGCAGCAAGTGATGGTATTGTTAATGAAAACTTGGCAGAAAACTTCGTCAAAGAAGTACAATATACTGAAGCTAAGTTCTTCTACGGATTCCAAATAATGATGGAAAACATTCACTCAGAGACCTACTCACTTTTGATAGATACCTATATTAAAGATAAAGAAGAACAAAATAGATTGTTCAATGCAATTGATACCGTACCTGCGGTACAGAAAAAAGCTCAATGGGCATTAAAGTGGATTAACTCAGAATCATTTGTTGAAAGATTGTTGGCGTTCGCTGCCGTTGAAGGTATTTTCTTTTCGGGCTCATTTTGTTCAATCTTTTGGCTCAAAAAACGTGGTTTGATGCCTGGATTGAGCTTCTCAAATGAGCTGATTTCTCGAGACGAAGGTTTACATACAAATTTTGCGGTACACTTGTATAACCAACACATCGAAAATAAACTTTCCAAAGAAAGAGTCATTGAAATTTTAGGTTCGGCTTTGGAAATTGAAAAAGAATTTATTACAGAATCACTTCCTGTTGATTTGATTGGTATGAATTCTACATTAATGTCTCAATACTTGGAATATGTGACTGACAGATTGTTGGTTGATTTGGGTATTGGAAAAGTATATAACTCAGAAAATCCTTTTGATTTCATGAAAAATATTGCTTTGGAAAACAAAACAAATTTCTTTGAAAAAAGAGTTTCAGATTATTCCAAGAGTGGTGTTGGTGATGTTGAAGAAAAAGAATTAAACTTTGAAGAAGATTTTTAATTATGGAAGTAGTAAAAAGAGACGGAACCCGAGAACCTGTCAAGTTTGATAAAATCTCGGCAAGAATTAAAAAACAAACATACGGACTCAACGAAGATTATGTTGATTATGTAGAAGTTTCTAGGAAAGTCATCGCGGGTTTGTATGACGGGGTAACTACTGAAGAGTTGGATGTTTTGGCGGCAGAAACCGCGGCATCACTTATCACAAATCATCCTGATTACTCCAAACTTGCATCAAGAATTGCTATCAGTTCTTTGTATAAAAGAGTTGATAAACACTTTAGTTCTACGGCAAAAAAGTTGTATGAATATATCAATCCGAAAACAGGTGAAAAGGCTGGTATGATTTCAGACGAAACATATTCTGTGATTGAAAAGTATGGTCGTGAACTTGATGCAATGATGGTACATGATAGAGATTTCAATTTTGATTACTTCGGATTCAAAACTTTGGAAAAAAGTTACCTACTGAAAATGTATGGACAAGTTGCTGAAACACCACAACATCTTTACATGAGAGTTTCGGTAGGTATATGGGGAGACAATTTGGAAATGGTTCAGAAAACATACGATATGTTGAGTGAAGGTTTATTTACTCACGCAACACCAACATTGTTTAACGCTGGTACCAAACGTCCTCAACTTTCATCGTGTTTCTTAATCGATGTTCATGATGATTCTATTCCTGGTATCTACAAAACTCTCAGCGATGCTGCGGTAATTTCACAAAACGCTGGTGGTATTGGAATTAATATTCACAAAATTAGGGCAAAAGGTGCATACATTAAAGGTACTAACGGAACATCAAACGGAATTGTTCCGATGTTGAAAGTATTCAACGAAACTGCTCGATATGTAGACCAAGGTGGTGGAAAAAGAAAAGGTTCGATAGCAATCTATTTAGAACCATGGCATGCTGATGTAGAGGATTTCTTAGATTTACGTAAGAACCATGGTAAAGAAGAGATGAGAGCTAGAGATTTATTCTTAGCTCTTTGGACACCAAACTTATTTATGGAAAGAGTAGAATCTGGTGGTGATTGGTCACTATTCTCTCCTGACGAGGTACCTGGTTTGGTCGATGCGTATGATAATCCTGACGATAAAAAGTTTACCAAACTTTATGAAAAATACGAGTCGGAAGGAAAGGCTATTAAAGTGATGAAGGCGAGAGATTTGTGGGAAAAGATTTTGGATGCTCAGATTGAAACTGGTACACCATATATGTTGTATAAGGACCAAGCTAATTCCAAATCAAATCAAAAGAATTTGGGAACAATTAAGTCTTCAAATCTTTGTACAGAAATTATTGAATACACCGATTCTAAAGAAACTGCGGTCTGTAACTTAGCGTCTATTGCACTACCTAAATTTGTTGAGATTCCTAGTGGAAAAGTTAGAGAAAAGAATAAAAAACTCAGAACTTTTGATTTCAAACATCTCTATGATGTAACCTATCAGGCGACAGTTAATTTGAACAAAGTTATTGACGTTAATTTTTATCCTACACCTGAAACCAAACGTTCAAATATGAAACACCGTCCAATAGGACTGGGAGTCCAAGGATTAGCAGACACGTTTGCTCTTTTAGGTTTATCATTTGAGAGTGAAGAAGCTCAAGAATTGAATAAAAATATATTTGAAACAATGTATTTTGCAGCAATGACAGCATCAAAGGACTTGGCAAAAAAAGATGGTCCATATGAATCATTCAAAGGCTCTCCAACTTCAAAAGGTATTTTCCAATATGATATGTGGGGATATACTGAAGACCACCTATCAGGTATGTGGGATTGGTATTCTTTGAAAAAAGAAGTAATGGAGGTTGGTCTTAGAAATTCATTATTGATGGCTCCGATGCCAACAGCATCAACAGCTCAAATTTTGGGTAACAATGAATGTTTTGAACCATTTACTGCGAACCTTTATAAAAGAAACACTTTGAGTGGGGAATATGTTATTATCAACAAATACTTAATCGAAGACTTGGTAAACCTTGGGTTGTGGAATGAAAAAATCAGACTTCAATTGTTTGCTGAAAACGGTTCGGTTCAAAATATCGAAAGTATCCCTAGTGAAATTCGTGAGACATATAAAACTGTTTGGGAAATGAAAGGTAAAACTTTGTTAGACATGGCTCGTGACAGAGCAGTCTTCATTGACCAATCACAATCTTTGAACTTGTTTATGCAAGATGTCACACATTCTAAACTTTCATCGGCACATATGTATGGATGGAAATTGGGATTAAAGACTGGTATGTATTATTTGAGAACCAAAGCTAAGGCTTCGGCAATTAAAGGATTGGGTGTCGACATGTCACAACTTCAACCGATGGAAGAACCAACTGTTGTAAAAAATACAACAGTTCAAGATGACAAATTATCTGATTTAGGTGTAACTGAGGAGATGATGAGTAAGGTTTGTTCATTGGATGACCCAAATTGTTTAACTTGTTCTGCATGATTTATCCATCATTAGGTTGATAAAATAGAAACAATGTATTATAAACCCATCATTAATTTGATGGGTTTTTTGTTTGTTATAAAAAATATCAAGATATATTTATCAGATATGGCTGATGGTAAAACATATGGTTTAACGTTCCCCTTCGTAGATTCCTTCGATGGTAAGTATTTGGATTTATCCGATTACACCGCTGAAGAGATTAGAAGTAATTTGATTCACCTATTACTAACAAGAAAAGGTAGTAGATATTTTCTTCCAAACTTTGGTACTCGTTTGTTGGAATATATCTTTGAGCCCTTGGACGGCCCAACCTTTCAGAGTATCGAAGCTGAAATTAGAGATTCAGTAGAAGCCTACATGCCAAATCTACAATTAACTAATATTTCTATCACAGCACCCACAGGAGAAGCGGCTACTTTGACTGCTACTTCAGCAGGTGGTGTGATTGCCCCTCAACTCACAAGATATCAGCAAGATGTTGGTGAATATACTGCGACAGTTAGAATTGATTACGCAATTTCTAATGATGTATTCAACACTAAAGATTTCGTAATCATCAATATTTAACAATATGGCACAAAGGAGAATATCTTATACCGTCAGAGACTTCGCGGCAATTCGTCAGGAATTAATCAATTATACCAGAACTTACTACCCTGAACTAATTGATAATTTCAACGACGCATCTGTATTCTCAGTATTTTTGGATTTGAATGCGGCTGTTGCAGATAACTTACATTATCATATTGACAGAAGTATTCAGGAAACAGTTCTTCAATATGCTCAACAACGTTCTTCAATCTATAATATTGCTAGAACTTATGGACTGAAAATACCTGGTCAAAGACCTTCAATAGCCCTTATAGATTTCTCGATTACAGTACCGGCTTTTGGTGATAAAGAAGATGAAAGATATTTGGGTATCTTAAGAAGAGGGAGTCAAGTCATTGGCTCTGGTCAAGTATTTGAAAACCTTTACGATATCAATTTTGCATCCCCATTTAACCAAGATGGTTTCCCAAACAGATTGAAAATTCCAAATTTTGATACATCAGGAAATCTTATCAATTACACAATTACAAAACGTGAGACGGTAATTAATGGTATTACAAAAGTTTTCAAAAGAGTTATTACTCCAAACGATGTAAGACCTTTCTTTGAATTTTTCTTACCTGAAAAAAATGTTTTGGGTGTGACATCAATAATCCAAAGAGACGGAACTTCATATTCCAATGTTCCAACCGCACAAGAGTTTTTGGGTGTGGACGGTAGATGGTACGAAGTATCTGCTTTAGCCGAAGATAGAGTTTTTATCGAAGACCCTACAAAACCATCAGACGACCCAGCAATTAAAGTTGGTAGATACATCCAAACCCAAGAGAGATTCATGACCGAATATACTCCTGAAGGGTTTACCAAAATTACTTTCGGTGGAGGTACAAACACTGCTGAAGACCAACTTAGAGAATTTACCGCGTTGGATGTACCACTTAAGATTCAAAGATACCAAAATAACAGTATGTCTTTGGGTTCAACACCCAAAGCAAATACAACTCTGTTTATTCAATACAGAATTGGTGGGGGTGTTGGAACTAACTTAGGTGTAAATGTAATCAATCAGATTGGTGCAACAGATTTCTTTGTGAACGGACCATCAGATATCATCAACACTTCTGTAATCAACTCATTAACTTGTAATAACGTAACGGCGGCCATTGGAGGTGCTGGTTATCCTTCTACTGAAGAAGTTAGAAACTATGTGACATTTAACTTCGCAGCACAAAACAGAGCTGTAACAATCAATGACTACGAGGCAATAATTAGGAACATGCCAGGTCAATTCGGTGCTCCAGCGAAGGTATCAATTACAGAAAACAATAATAAAATCAATGTAAATGTTCTATCATATGACCCGAGTGGAAATTTGACATCAGAGGTATCAAATACATTGAAACAAAATTTGGCAACTTATTTGTCAAATTACAGAATGATTAATGATTATGTTTCCATCGGAACTGCGGAAGTTTTGGACTTAGCTGTTGATGTTCAAATTGTATTGGATTCAACTCAAAATCAGGGAGTCGTTATTTCGAATGTTATTGACAGAATCACAACATTCTTTAGTCCAACATTAAGAGGTTTGGGTGAAGATATTTTAGTTTCAGAATTGAATAGAATCATACAATCTGAAAATGGGGTTATTAGTGTAGGTGATATATCAATCTTTGGTAGAGTAGGTGGACAATATAGTTCTGCTGAAACATCTATGCCATATTCAAATCCTCTTACAAAACAAATTCAACTGACTGATAACACAATCTTTGCTGAACCAAATCAGATATATCAAGTAAGATTCCCAGCTAAAGACATTACCGTAAGAGTTAAGAATTATCAGACAACCAATTTCTCCTGATAATTTATTTTCCCACAAAACAACTTACTTTTTATAAAATAGTGCATAAACTATTTATCATAGAAAGTAATTTTTGATGTCAAAAACTTATAGAGTTAGAACCCAAGTTGGCGTAGATAGACAAATCAATTTACAGATAGACCAAGATTTCGAACAAATAGAAATCCTGTCCTTGAAAGTAACAAGTGAAGATGTCTATACAAGGATGTGTGCCGATTATGGAATAATTGTCGGTAGGGTTTTTGCCAATAATGGTTATGGTATACCAAACGCAAGAATAAGTGTTTTTCTACCTCTATCTGAAATAGACCAACAAAGTGAAATAATTAGTGCGCTTTATCCTTATACATCTATCGAGGATGTGAATGAGGATGGTTATAGATATAACCTCTTACCTTATGAACAACAACATGGTGGACACGTACCTACTGGCACTTTTCCAAGTAGAAGTGACGTTCTTACCAACCCCGCTTTAATAGAGGTTTACGATAAGTATTATAAATTTACCGTCAAAACAAACGACAGTGGGGACTACATGATTATGGGGGTTCCTATTGGGACCTACACTCTTGTAATGGATTTGGATTTATCAGATATAGGTCCTTTTTCACTATCACCACAAGATTTAGTTAGAATCGGAAGAGCCACACCTGAACAGTTGGATGGTGTTAATTTCAGGGCTGACGCTGACTTAAGTAGTTTACCACAAATTGTAAGTCTGAATCAATCGGTTGATGTAGAACCATTTTGGGGACAACCTGAAATTTGTCAAATAGGAATATCGAGACACGACTTTAACTTAGGTGAAGAGGGGATAACCCTGTCACCAACAGCAATTTTCATGGGTTCATTGTTTACAGGAAATGCTGATAAAGCACTCAAGAAGAGTTGTCAAGTACCAACTGAGTTAGGTAATCTTTGTGACTTGGAAACAGGACCCGGTGAAATTATTGGAATCAGACAAACAATATTTCAAGATACCAATGGATTGCCAATCTTAGAAAGAGCAACACTTCCAAGTGGAGGTAAAGTCATTGACGAAAATGGTGTTTGGGTAATGGATGTTCCTATGAATATGGATTACGTAACCACAAATGAATTTGGTGAACAAGTGTATAGTTCAGACCCAACCGTTGGTGTACCAACAAAAGGTCGATACAGATTCAAAATAAAATATAACCAACCCCAAAGTTTAGCGACAAACGAAGTAAGACGTGGATATTTTTTAGTACCTAACGTAAAAGAATATGGATGGTCTACATCAGACATCGACCCAATATACTCCTTGAATGTTGCTTCAACTTCTTTTAGAAATCTCAAAAGTTCATATTACTTCGGATTAGATTGGAGTGGTTATACTAACGGATTTACAGGTGGTGAATTAATCAATCGTCGTCAAGAAATTACAAATTGTGAAGATACTTTTTACGAATTTAGTTTTAATAAAGTTTACACTGTTGCAAGCCACATAGACCAATATTCAAATTCTGTTGGAAGACAAAGATTTATCGGTGTAAAAGAAATCACGGACCAAGAATGTGCGAGTGAAAACAATAGATTTCCAACAGTAGATGCGGTTAACCAAAGAAATTTACTTACAACAATAATTACCATCTATTTTTTACCAATTTTATTCAGATTGGTTCAAGTTATTTTACCACTTGTGCACGTTTTAGCATTAATTTTTCAACCTGTTGTGTGGGTTATTAATTTATTCAGAAGATTCGATAATCAATTTTCAAATCCGTTCAGGAAAATTACGTTACCAATGTTAACATTTCCTGATTGTGAAACATGTGATTGTAGTGTAGATGATGTGGAATTGAGTCCCGAAAGTGAACAATTTCAAAATTCGACATCTTTGAATGCGGATTTTTTCACATTTAGTAATTGGAATGTTGACCAAGTTTATCAAGGTACATTTGCTGGTTATGGTGCAACCACCGGAAATAATTTTGATTTACCACCAACCTATTCACAAAAGGTTCCCGTAACAAGATTCGATGGTAACGATATGGATTTCATTAACAATTTACCACCATGGGAAGTTGTAAATAAATTTAACTTGAAGTCTAAATACTTTGATACGGATAAGTACCCTGGTTCCAATAGAATTAAAGTTCAAATAGAACCCACACTGAACCCAACCCAATCACACTACGATAATGTCATGGTTTCATTTGTCGACCCGGGTTCAGACAGATATGTACCTTCAGGTCAATTAATTGGATTTCAAGAAATTACAAAGTCTAAAGACCCAAACTGTACAGGTGCGACACTCCCAAATTCAACGACTACTGGAGTAAGTGGTACTTCAACACCAGGACAGGCAATTACCATCAATTTTGCAAACCCAACAAATCCATCTGTTTCCCAATCAGTTGTTTATAATTTTCCTTCTAACCCATCTGTTACAAAGAATTATAACTTCCCTTCAGATATTGAGTATTTCCAAGTTTTAACCGCAATGACTTATACTCAGTTTGTTCAATTGAATGCTGTCAACACCTCACAGCCGAGTAGTTGTAATTGTATAAAGTATGTGATTAAAAATGATGATGGACAACCAAATAATTTATCTGTAGTTTATACAGATTGTTTGGGTAATACAACCTCAACTTCAATTGGATATACATATGACCCCACCACAGGTGATTACATAGGAGACACCGATGAGGTATGTGCATGTGGTGTACCAAATTTGATAGGTGGCGGAAACATTGTATTTCAATCGCCCTGCTCAACACCACTTAATCCAAGTTCTATTTTACAACAAAGTTTATTAAACCAACTTAATCAGACAATCAAATTATTCAAAAAAGATGGTAAAAGTGGGGCTCAAGTATATTCAAATTATCTGTCTCGATGGGTTGGTGGGGATATCATGATGGTTTTCATGGTAAGAGGTGTTGACCCATACTCAGGAAGAAAGAAAATTAAATACGATTTATCACGAATTTTTGGATTTAACACAACAAATGCGGGGTGGGGACACCGAGTTGTTGAAGGTGATTTTTATGTAAATGTCCCTGTACAACCAGGATTGAAAACTGTAAGACACAATCAAATTAATTCTAATTTGAATACTTACAATGGTAGTTACTTGTATTTTCCTTCATATCAGTATGTTGCGGGAAATGGGTATAGTTCTTACACTTCAAATTTACAGAGTTATTACTCAGCTTTAGACTCAAGCCAAACAAATGTCTTTATTCCGGACTCTAACTTTACCCCATCTCAATTAAATAACTCGTTAGTTTCGACAGGACCTTCAGGAGAACTGTTGGTCAAATCAAATACTCCGGTAATATCACCGTCACCATACAGAGGTGTTGGTTATATTAATAATGAGTATGTTGAGGGTGGGACAATGATTGGATATGTGAATCGTAGTAACATCGTCCAAGTGGGTAATACCCCAACAACAGTTCAAAGTCCCAACAACGATGATAATAATAATTTGACGCCTTTTTATTATTACTCACCTTCTTGGGCACGATTCGTTCCATCAACAATGTCTGTTCAGAAACAAAGATTGGTAATGAGGTCTGATAGACTTCCAGTAGGTACAGTACAAGATGTTAACGGTAATAACTTTTTTGCTTGGCAATCATCTAATAGTCTACCTTGGGTTTTATTTTCTGACACAGGGACTTCGGCGACAATTATTCCCCAAGATTCCTTCGCATTTTATGATAATGCGAACTCACAAGATATCACTACGGGTCAGACTGTCAACAAAGTAATTCAATCATTTGATTGCAATGGAATGGTTGCGTTAGGTTGTTATCAGGGGTATGGACAAGGGTTTACTGTACTTCCTGCAGATAATCCATGTAACACCAATACAAACTTTATTAAAACCCTACCAGTTGTAAAAAACGGTTGTTATAGTTTAGTTAATTTTCCAATTGCAACTCTAAACCCGTTACTACCCAACAACGACTGGGCTCTACTCTTTCAATGGTTCCAAAGGTATAGATTTATGACTGCAGTTTGTAATGGGGCAATTAATCACAGTTTCATGAATTCATGGGTGAACGGGTCATTGTTTGCGTTTCCATTCAAAAATAATGCGTTCTTTGATGCTCAAAACCGACCACAGACAAGAAGAATAGATTCAGGGGAGGTAAAATTCTCGTATTGTGCGAATCTTCTCTACTTCGATTCTGACACATCAAATTTTTACTATAGGTCAAGTCCATATAATAACAATACCAACAAATTTATCGGAAAGGATGCTCCTGGTAACAGTGCTCTAAATTTGAATAATAAAAATCTTCTTTTCCCAACAACTGTTTTAGACTTAGGACCCAAATTTTCATGGTCAAAAGATGTTATTAAATCTATAGATTACTTTGGATATCAAATGGATAATATTCCATCTACCTCCTACAATGATGTATCGGATTTAACTTCATTATTTATTATTTCAAGATTAGCAAATTCTAAAACTTTTACTCTTGGAACTCTCTTAGATTTAACAATTGCCGGTCTATTCAGTAGAGCAGGTCTTTATCAAAGAGTTGATGGTGATTACGCCCAATCGATTCAGGTTAACTCACAATATGGTATAACACCTTTTAGTGCTGAAAACTATCCCGACACTGGCTCAGTTTCCACAAATCCAATTTATGTGGGTGCATCAGTTCCTACTGGTGAAGCATTATTTGGTGTGTTTTTTAGTGGACAAACCGAAGCTAGAGATTTAATTTCACCAAGAAGAATCGATAGAAATATTACAGGACCAGTTTTGATTGCCGATTATTTGGGAACTAAATCACAAGAAATACCTTTCTATAAATGGCAAAATCAAGCGTGGAGACCAACGTTCCCTCAGAATAATATTTTTGGAGATGGTCAAAATGGTTGGTATACCGACTATTCAATTGCCGAGGGAGGATTCCAAACTGAATTATACCAAAATTTTGACAGATTGTCTTTCCCCCTATTCCAAGGTAATAATAGTCTTATTCAAAACAGAAGAGGTTATATTTTCCAAGGAAATAATAGTGGAGGATATGTTCCAAGTATCAATGGAACTTCATCACAAAACTACAGAACTTTAGTGTCTGCACCATGGTATTTCTATTTTGGATTAAAAAATGGAAAAACTGCGATGGATAAATATACAGAATTATACGTTCAATTACCAGAATGAACCAGAGTGATTATCTAATAGTAAAACCTGACTTACAGTATCAGTCTGCACCCCAATCTGATATTAGTATCAATACCTCTTTGGAACAAACCCAATCCGAGGTAATTGATTACGATAGAACCGCCACTCTGAATTTAGCGACTTTATTTGATTCTGAACGTCAAACATCTTTTGTATACAGACCAACTCTTAAGTTAGGTTACCTTTATGAAAACCGATTGGTAGGTTCATCAATTTACGAACCTTTTAGAAATTCTTTATTCTATGTTAATCCTGAACTTTCATCCCCTTTAATTGGTGGTAATAACATATGGAGTGGATACCCCTCATATCAAGAGTTTGAATTCATTAGAACAGACGTTAACAATGTCCAACTCCCTTTTGTAACAAAGAGTGCATCATCATATAATTGGAGTGTCGTACTTTCGTACCCAACCGATAATGATTATTCATATCCGATGCAATTCTTTTTTTCGGATGGTACTGGTTTAACTCCATGGGTTTCGGGAGATGGTATACCGTTTTATATTACGGCAGGTTCGGACAATGGTTTACCAATTATACAATTTAATTGTCCCGTAAAACATGGACTTTCGGTTGGTGAATATGTTCGATTGTCATTTTCATATAACGGTATTGATAATTTTCAAATTGACTCGGTTGGTAATGGAAAAGAAGGTTCTGATTTTTATGTGTTCAATATCTACAATATTGGATATACAGGAACAACTTTTGACTCAGGAAATGATGGGACTTTCAAAAGAATTATTGATATAAATAATTCTGGTGAAACAATGTCAAAATATTATGTTAGAACCCATAAAATAATTACAGACCCCCACGATAGTATTATAACTCGTAATGGTTTTGAGTTGGGTCCGTTTGCCGATGAATCCTTCTACCAATTTTCATCCTTAACTCCAAACAATGTTGCGAGTATTGTTAAAATACAGAGTTCAGATACTTACAATGTAACTTTCGCTAAAGATGTGGAAATTATTAATCAGTTGGATAATAATAAAAAACCGGTATCTCAAATTTTTGCAACCATTCAAAATGTTGGATATTTTGGGTGGTGGAACAAACTCAGAAGGGGGTGGGAGTTTAACATGTCACCTGGTGTTACAAATCCATGGTGGGACTCAACCAACGTAGACTCGCTCGAAAACAACGCAACCTCTGCCTACACCAGGAACATAAACGGTTCAGTGATATGTAATAATCCGGCACAATGTTTCAACTTCAATGTTAACCTCCCAAGATATAGTGGAGATACGATGTATGGGGATTGGTGTGAGTGGAACGACTCAGAACAGTTGGAGCGTGTTATTTCAAAGTACGTGAACAAGATGACCTATAACCGTAGTGTTTTTGATGTGTCTGATAGTTTTACAACAAATCCAAACGGGTATTATTACCAAGTTCATTTTCCAATTACCTTGAAGGTGTTTTCAGATTACTTGGAAACAGCTCAACAAAATTTGGTTGATAATGTACCAAACTATGCTTACTTCAGTGACAATCAAAAATTATTTGTTTGGAGGGATTTGTACGATTATGGATTTATCGATTCGAGTCAACGAGGGGTTGATTACCCATTTATTAACGATTCACATTATCCATTTGAAAATATTCCGTTTAGGTTGTATCCCGAAGGTGCGTCATTTGACATAACTGAGACTTATCAGATTGTATTAGACCCAATTATCGATGGCTGCGAATAACATAAGAGTTTTGTTTGATAACAGAGGTAAGGACTTGGTTATCCCAATCGAACAGACGTGGGATTTCCAAGGACAACAGCAAGCCGTTGAGGAATATGAAGCTCAAGTGGTTGCAGAAATCCTTAACAAAGACCAAGACTTTGAGGTAAACAGATTTGTTCACAAAGAGTACGACCCCAACAAATCTTCAATCAATTATGATTTTTATTTTTGGAGTTCAACAACAAACCCTGGTGTATATACAAACTCATATTTACCAAGATTTACTCCAAATCAAATATACTACTACACAGGTCCGTTTGTTAAATCTTTTTGGAAGTTGGATTTCTATACCACCCCCCAAAATAGAGACCAACAAGCCTACATAACAATTATTCTCCCCACTCAACAAGGGTTATTTCAACAAACATTGCTTAATAACACCACAAATGTTACAATAAGAAAACCATCTTATAGTTTGGATTATATTGGTGATAAAGAAGGATTTTTCTTGTATTGGTTGAAAAAAAGAAATTTCTTGGATATTAACACCTTCTACATGACCGCCAAGTTTTTTGATGGTAGTACAGGAGAGTTTACTAAGTTTATGAATCAACCTCAAAATACTTTGGCAAACCCAACGGATTTCCCTGGTGAAGAATATTTCTATTATAAAGTGGATTTGGATTACATCTATCAAACATATGAAGTTTTCAGTTATCCAAACATCGTTCGAAGTGGTACGGTAAGTAATCCGATAAAATGGTATGAATACGTGAACCCATAATGGATACACAAACAATGAGCATCAGAGTTTCTCCTGAGGTGTTGGACACCATCATTCATGATGTGACATCCAACAACCAAACATTTGGGGTATATTCTTCCATGACCGAAACTCTGACAGGGGGTACAAACAATACCTCGTTGTTAACAGGGTTGACGGTTCCTATTTTGCTTGTTCAAAACACCGTAGATATCGGTTACTATTCGGTATTCGACGGTGCCATTTCCCAAATGAATGTGGTAAACAATTTCTTGTTTTCATCAACTACCACCAATCCATATGTTTGGAATGTTTATAATACTTCCGATATAGAATTTAATGCCTACTTGCAATTGGCGGCTTACAGAGTTGATTGGGGGGATGGTAGTCCAATACAATCTATTACGAGCTATGCTCCGAACTCTTTGGTACATAATTATCCTGCAACTCCTGCCCAATATACAATTACATTACTTCAAACCAATCCATGGGGTAACACGACGGTATCTAAAAATATACAAGTTCCATACGTTGATGTTCCAAATTTCGACCCACAGGGAACGGCGTATTTCACTCCAAATGTGGGGGAATGGCAAAACACTCCGATTTCTTATAATTTTATTTTCACGGGGGATAGTGTGAATACCGTAAATGCCCAAGTGAGTTCGGCGTATGTTACCGTACCATTTACCGTTACTGGATTAACGGCTTCGAGATTAAGTGAATTATCGCAATATGGTTCACAAAAATATCTTTTGTTGGTCCCTGTTCAAAGAGATGGTGTTGATTATGGTATTGTAACGGACATTTCCTTGACATACACCGCCTACACCATTCAAGATGTAAACTACATTGACTACCAAGATGGCGTGACAATTTACTCATTGCAATCTTCAGGTTTGATACCAGAATGGATGGTTGCAGAACCTTTGGTAAAAGATGAGTTATTATTAGGCATTTCTGGTCAGGCAGAAATACAATCAAACATATTTATCGAAAGAGGGAAAAACTCTGCTTATGAACGTATCCAAAGAATTGGTGAAGTTGATAATCTTGGGGACCTCATAAAATATGGATATAGATTCTTTAACGTAACCTAAAAATGGCAACAGGAACATATGGAACGATTAGACCGGCTGATGTATCACCCGAGGACGTTCAAATCATTATGAACTATACTCCATCAAGAGATGTGACGGACAATTTTGTTCTTACTCAACTTGATGCTTCGAGTATACTTCGACCTTACTTTAACAACGCCAACACTGGTGGAAATACAAATGAAATTTTGGGTGGTTTATACAACCTAAGACTTCCCGCAGATGTTTTCACACAGATTGGTATATACACTCTGTATATCAAACCAGCCGAGATACGAACCACGATTACTGATTGTGGTGTTTTATCTGCGTTACCAAACGTAAAAGGAATCGTTATTGATTTGTCTGATGTTCCAAGTCAATTTGTAAACAAGTTTGTTGCCCAAGGTCTTGTTGGATTCCGTGTTGAATACTTAAATTCAGATGGTAGTAAAATTCCAAATTTTTTCAGAGTCATTACTTCCAATTTCTACGTAGAACCAATTGTTCAAAATTTATCGAATACTCTACAAAAAGCTGTTAGATATCGTTACACCGAAGGTGCAACAAATTTAGTTTTTTGTACCCTATCTCCGAGCTCAGCACCGACAAACAAACCAAATGCAACACCTTTCATCGGTCAACCAGCTCAAAGTATTGTTATTTCGAATACTTTCTTCAATCCACTAACTTTGGAAGTGCAAGTTTCTCAATATGACTTGGATACTCTTGGTATCGCATTGTATGGAAACCAAACCAAATCTATGGAGGACGGTATCTACACTGTATACGACGCTCAAAATAATATTTACCAACAATTTAACCTTTACGAAATTAAAGATGACTTTAACAATTTGTTGTATGAGGTTAAACAGAACAGAAATGAAAATATCGATTTCAGTAAATCTTTCCAAAATATTACTGAACAATAATAATGGCTAAAAAGTTCATCCCCAATACCGCGGCTTCAGGTTCAGGTACTCCTTTCGATAATATTGTCGGGTTACAAACTGTGCAGGGTGGTGGACTGACTCAAGGTAATTTTGAGTTCTCAACTGGGTTATCAGAAAAAGTTAATAGAAATTTTAACATAGGTGTTTTCCAAGACCCAGTTTCATTGGAGTCGTTGAACATAGAATCAGTTAACGAAGCAAGAGAATTATTAGCAAAAGAGTATCGTGTCTACCCAAACTACGATTTATCTGTTGTCACCAACTTTACCATTTATGGTTCTTTACAAAAAAGATTAGAAGTTTCTGTTCAGAGAATTATCAATTTCTTCCCTGCGGGAATCGAGATTGACTATGTTTATTATGATTTCACAACAGGTAATACGGCGACAGGAATAACATACGATTCCATTTCGAACGAAACAGAACTGGTTATTAATGTTGATAGAATTAAAAACCCATTTTCATTAGATTATTCAACAAATTCTGTAATAAATTTACAGAATAGGGAACAAGAGTTTTCGCCTATAAGAGATTTGACAAATCGATACAGAGATTATGCTCTTGTGGTTAGTGGAATTACTTATCCAATAATAGACTTTACACCTTCCAATAGTTTATTCTCGGGACAAATCAGTTTAATCGTAGAGGGTAATCCATTCAGTGGTTCAATTTCTACTACGAGTTCATTGGTTATCAGACCAAATGATTATTATGTAGAAAAATCTTTTGCTGAAGATTTCGACGAGGTTGAAAGATTCTTACTCAACAGACTGACAGTACCAATTTACACGGCAACATTTAATGTTCCAACTGAGAGTGATAGTGGTGTAGTTACAGTTTCAAATCAAAGTGTTACATGGAGTAAAGATGGACTTTGGAATTTGGATATTAGAACACCAGAATTCTCAAACTATCTTGAACAATTAAATGAAATTGGTGTAGAGTTCGATGCCTACAAAACAAATCTTATTGCTAGATTTTTAGTAACTGAGTCTTTGTTGGAATTTGATACACCCGACCACAAAGTTGGTAAAGTATTACAAATTTACGGAAGAAGTTTTGACCAAATAAAACAATTCATCGATGCTTTGGCATACATGAATTCAGTTCAATACAACCCTGGTAATGATATACCATCGATGTTATTGAAAAATTTGGCACAAACTTTAGGTTGGTCCACTAACATTTCACCAATCACAAATGAATCTTTCTTGGATTCTGTTTATTCATCAACAGGTGTTACACAATACGAGGGATTTTCAAGAGAATTAACACCATCGGAATTGAATTATCAATTCTACCGAAACTTAATTCTAAACTCGGCATATCTTTTCAAATCAAAAGGAACAAGAAGGTCCATTGAATTTACGATGAGACTTGTTGGTGCACCCGATGCTTTGATTGAATTTAATGAACACGTTTATTTGGCGGACCAAAGAATAAACATGAGACAGTTCAATCAAGAATTTATTCAAATTACTGGTGGAACTTATGTCGATGAATTTACCGTATTTGATTCAGGTAATACATTCTCAATTTTGGGTGTCAAATACACCGCATTTACCTCAACATCTGAAACTTTTATTGTTGACCAAGTAAGGGAAGATTATCCTGTAGACGATTTAGGTTATCCACAAGCCCCGATTGATACTGAAAATTATTTCTTTGAAAAAGGTGCTGGTTGGTTCGAGGCAACTCCCCAACACAGAAGTCCTGCGGTAGTTAATCAATCATTGTCTGTGTTTACAGGAAGTAGTCCAAATGTTCAAACTTTCCTACAACCATTTACCTACGGACAAGAATATTTCAATAGATTCAGAAATTTCCCATACATGAATTTGGGATTCAAATTGAAACTCACAAAAGACAATAAGAAAAGTTGGCAACCACCTGTCTACCGAGTCTCAAGAGATGCTGGGTATGAAGCTCTATATTACGCTGGAGATGACAAATTGGTTATGAATGCTAAGAATGTAGATTTATTCTTGAATCCGGCTCAAGGTATTTTGTATGATGTTTGGCAGATGTCACAAAATAATAACTACCCAATTCCGAATACAGGGATGACACCGGCATATCCATTTTTGGGAAGTTATGATTGGACATTTATCAATCCACAACCTAATAAGAAAACGTTTTTTGAATTTGCTCAAACGTTTATTAATAATACAATCAACATTTCTAATAGATGGTATTCTACAGACGGAAAAACTGGCGGTTATCCTGACTTGTTAAACATCTATTACAACTATCTATTATCCGACCAAAATGTTGGAATCCCAAATGACAATTTTACTTATAGAAAACTAATTGAATATGTTCAGGGATTAGGACCGTATTGGATACGATTGGTCCAACAGATGGTTCCAGCCTCAACTATTTGGAACACAGGGGTTCGTTTAGAAAATTCGGCATTACAAAGACAAAAATACGTATACAGAAGACAAAGAGGTTGTCAAATTATTCCGATAGAAGTGGACCCATGTTTGGCTCAAGGAGATTTGTTCAAATATGATTGCACATCTGAAACTGCAACTTGTTCGATATTCCCATGGATAGGAGTAAGTACCTCAATTAACTCATTCTCTGAGGTATTATATTCAGTATTGAATACTTACGTGACATCAATAGGTAAAACTCTGAATGATTGTCAACTCAATACTCTATACACTGATTGGTATGTTGATGTAAGAATAGATGGGAATGTCGTTGTTCAATCATCTTTCTTTACAGGGTATGGACCATCCCAAGTTCCAACAAATAATCAGTGGAGAAGTGCCTTACTTCTTTATCTTTCACAATTAGTGAATGAAGGATTTTACTTCTATGTAAACGGTAATACTGTTACGGTATACAGATTGGAATGTGCGTCCGACTTGACTCCAAGTACATTGGAAATAAATGTTGGAATAAATATTAATATAACTTGTAACTAATGTCGGCTTTTGGATATGTTTTATCGATTACTGGAACTTGTGATAACAACATAGGAAGTGCGTTGATTACAGGTAGTGGTGGGGTTCCGCCATACACTTTTGATTGGTATGACCCTGACTTAGGAACCGGTCCTTATAAAACAAATTTAGCCGCGGGAACTTACTTAGTAAGAGCTAATGACTCAACCGCACCTGTTAACAACGAATTTTACATCAACGTACAAGTCGGAGATTCATTTGAACTTGATTTAATTAGTGTTACGGGTACAACTTGCGGTGATAATAATGGTTATGTTAGAGTTTCTGCCGATACTGACAATAATATTGTCGATTGGTACCTCTACACGGGTTCAACTTATTTGATTGACAGTACATCCACGAATGATGGTTTTGCAGAATTTGATAACCTTGCACCGGGCACTTATTACATTTTGGGTCAGAATGGTGCGGGATGTTCAGGAACCACAGCAGAATTCATAGTGTATACATCCTCAACCTTGGATTATGG